TTGTTCTTTTGATAATTCTAATATTTTAGGATTAAAACAAGTGAGTATATTTCTAGTATTTATATTTTCATACATTATGAAAACCCTTTCCATAATACCAATCTGATTTGCAGATAATCCAATACCATTATAATGTTGCATAGAATCTATTAAATCTTGTCTAACTTTTTCTCTATCACATTTTTCACTTACACCTTCTAAACGAACGCGTAAAGCTGGATTTGATGATTCTACTAATTTCGAAACTTCACTCATCTTCTTTTTTATGATATTCGTTTTTCATATAGTCTTCATATAACTTTTTAATATCTGCAGAACTCATTGGTGATTTATCGTGCCAATTAGAATCAGTAAATGTACTACATTCTTTTAATTGTTGGTCTATTACTTCTAACTTTCTTTCTAACATAAGTATTTCAAACTCAATACTTTCTTTTTCCTGAATATACTTCTGTTTTATTTTTTTAAGTTTTATAGCATCTTCTATATTTTTTATATCACTCATACTACTGATATCCTACTAAAATTTTTATTTTTCTCAAATTTAAGTGTGTGTTTAAATTTATCTACTAATACATCTTGTTTATGACTTATCACAAATACATTCTCACCTTCTAATGTATTTAATATTTTTAGAAACTCATCTGTTCCTGCACTATCTAATGAACTATCAAATATCTCATCTAATATTAGTAGATTAGTATTGGTACTATTTTTCATTTTAGCTATTGCTCTCCATGTAAATAATAATGCCAAGTCTATTCTCATCTTCTCACCTTCACTAAATGAAGCATAATTAAAGTTATCACGAAATCTTGATTTTATTGTTTCTATAAAATTTTCATCTAAAGTAAAGTTTACATAAAATTCCATTGACGCTAAATACTTATTAATCAGCTGATTCATTATGGGCAGATATTGTTTAATAATTTTGGTCTTGATACCTGTATCTTGTAACATTGCTCTAGATGCTTCTGAATAAACCTTTTCTTCTTTTAAATTCTTTCTTTGTTTTTCAATATCATCAAATTCTTTTTGTAGTGTTTTCATTTTTTCTTCATCTGAATTATTAATAACACTTTGTTCTAATCCTTTAATCTCACCATCTAGTTTTACATTCCATTTTTCTAATTCTAGCATAGATGTATTTAAACCTGCAATATCTATTGAGTTAGTTTGTATATTATTTGTAATTTTCTTTATCTCATCTAATCTTAATTCAGTTTTATCTAATTCAAGTTTCATCTTTGCTAGACCTTCAACAATACCATGTCTTTCATCTTCTTTTGTAATTATCATTTTATCTTTAAAATCTTTATCAATATGTTGTTCACAGGCAGGACAATCTTCATTATCATTTAAGAATGCAATCATCTTATCTTTTTCATTTTGTTTTTCTGTAAGTGTAGAACGAAGGTCTTTTAATTTAACATCTTTAGATTCAGTTTTGATTTGGTCACCTATTGATTCATATAAACTCTTATTGATTTTATCTAATTGTATCTTTTCATTTCTTTTCTTATCTAATTCTACTGTATTATTATCATAAGTGGTTTGTTTTTCTTTTACAATTACATCTTTATTCTTTTTAATATCTAAAATATAATCTTCTTGCATACTTATCTTTTCACCAGATAATTTATAGTCATATTCTATCTCTTGTAATTCTAATACTAAATCTTTTAGTCTTTGTTTTAATAACATATTCATCATTGAGAATATCTTAATATCTAATAAGTCTTCAACAACTTCCCTTCTAAATCTAGCTTTTAATTGCATGAATGGTACAAAGGTTGAACTACCTAATATAACTACTTGTGTAAATGAACGATAATTCAATTTAAGTATTTGTTGTTCTAGAATTTTTTGATAGTCACGATTATTGGCTTCTTGATTTAACATGATATCATTCTGCCATATCTGAAATACATTTGGTTTGATACCACGAATAATTTTATATTTTCTACTTGCAATACTAAATTCAACCTCAACGACAGTTTCCATAGCATTAACTGTATTGACTAATTGAGATTTACTGATAATACGAAATGGTTTTCCAAATAGACCAAAACATAGTGCATCAAGAACGGTTGATTTACCAGAACCATTTTCACCTATGATAAGTGTGGTATCATTACGATTAAATTCTATTTCAGTAAATTGATTCCCTGTTGAAAGTAAATTCTTCCAACGAATCTTTTCAAATTTTATCATTTATAAATCTAAATCTTGTGCCTCTGTGTATAGAGACTTCATTTGGGTTTTCAATCTTTCTTTGTCTAAGTCAATACTTAATTCATCAATATATCTGTTCAATAGTGTTACCGTATCTTCCGTGTTTTGTGCAATATCATCTGATACTGTATTTGCATCAAGGTCTGAAAAATCTTCGATAATTTTTATATCAAACGCGTCTGCTGTATATAACTTATCTAAGAATTTGTCAAACTGATATAAATCTTTTTTATTTACTACAATTAATTTAACATACTTATCTCTATACTTTGATATATCATGTTCTTGATAATTTTCTTTGGTATCATCATAATATATCTTCTCATGTAAAGTATATGGATTTAATATTCTTTCTAATGTTTTTGTTTCAGTATCATAGATATGAAATCCTTTTTGGTCATCCCAATCACTCCAATAAATCTCATATGGTGTACCCAAATAATAAATTTGACCATCATCAGACTTATGATGAAAATGTCCACTCATAACTGTATCAAACTTTCTAAAAAATTCCTTATCTTGTCCGCCGCTAGAAATTATGACATTCTTATTCATTTGAAAACCATTTATCTCTAGATGACCTATACATACATCAGCTTTAGTTTCATATATCAAACCTTCTGTATAAAGTTCATTTGTTTGATTAATCCATGGTACAAATAATATTGGTAACCCATCAAAATTTACTTCTGTTGCGTCTTCATAGATATGAATATTTTTATGTCTACTACCTAATAACTCTGTAAGTGAATTGACTTGACTTGTATTCTTATAATAGATATCATGATTACCAACCAACATATGTAATTGAATACTTAAATGTTGAAATGGTAATATAAATCTTTCTCTAAAATCTTTGGCAGTACGATATGATACATACTTTCTTCTATCAAAACAATCACCTAAATGAATACATGTTTTAATATTGTGTTGTTGTAAATATGGAAAAAATATACCTTCATAAAACTTATAAAAATATTCATTAAAATTTACATTATCATTTCTAGCTCCGAAATGTGTATCAGTAATCAATGCTATTTTCATTCTTTTTTGTCTTTGTCCATAAAGGTTTCTAAACCTTTTTCTTTTGGAGCTTCCTTTTCCTTTTTCTTAGTTTTATAAACATCTTCATCTGGTAACATTATATCTGGGTTAAAACCTCTTATATCATAAACTGTATCATCACCTTCAAGTGTAGTAAAAGATTCATAACATTGTTTTTCTATCATCTTATTTTTGATGTGTGTCTGTTTCTTTTCTTTTTGTATTCTTCTTAAAAAGGCGTAGTATATAATCTGTGTAAAATATGCGAAAGGATTCTTTGATTTTTCTGGGTCAAAGTTATGAATATATTGTAAACAATTTTCGATACCATCTGATACCATCTCTGAACGATATGTATAGTTAATGAAGTTAGGTCTGTAAGATAGACCATTTGCAATCTTTAAAAAACATTCACCTATGTAGTTTGTAACATGAGGTCTTTCTTCATCTGCTTCTTCAGCATCCTTACATGATTCTTTCCAATCTTTCATGGCTTGCAAAAAGATTGCGTTATCAACATAGTGTACTGTTTTTTTCTTTTTTGGCATCATACCATATTACTAGGTTAGACAAAATATGTCAAGGTTTATTCAATTTATTTTTATATTAATTTTTTGCAATTATCCCTTGACAAAACTTGTAAAAGGCATTATAATAGCTATGTGTTCTTCGGGTAATATAATATACTATAGAGTAGCAAAGTTAATGAATAGTTTTAGATGTATACATCATATCTAATTCTTCTTCTGATAACATCTTTGTTTTCTTTTCTCTAAAAGCTTTTCCTGATTCTTTAACTTCTACATTTGCAACTTTACCTACAATAGGTTTAGTAGTTTTTGGTTTAATATTATCATTTAAATTTTTAACATACTTATTAAATAGTTCTCTTACTTCTTCATTTGCTGCAGCTGCTTCTTCATCTGATATACTATCATCAAATTTTGCTTGAAGTTTCATTATATCATCATCTGACATTTTATCATCTTCATATGTTGATTCATTATGAACATTTAACATAAAATTATAATAATTATTTAATGCATAAGAAGCATCAGTAATCGTAACGATATTAGATTTAGCTAAATGAAAATCATCTGCCTGAGAAAAAGGTTTTAACCAACGAGATAAGGTAAGTGCCTCAACAGCCCCCTTTGTAGTGACTTTGTTACGAATTTCCATTCTTAATGGTTGAGATATATGTAAAACTTTTGAATCTTCTGTGTTTTTACTGTCTATACAAGTACAGACAATATCTTCGCCATTAGATAATTTTATAATTTTAGTTGTATTATTGTTCATATCTTTATCCTATCTATGACATAATCAAACTGTTCTTCATTGTATATATTTAGTCTTTCTAGAAAATGCGAAAGGGTAAAGTTCTTTCTTTCTTTATAACTAAAATCATCAGCAATATCTAGAAGGGTTGTGTGTATATCGCCTTGATTTGACTTCCGCAACCCACGGCCGATACTTTGGAGCACTCGTATCCTGCTCTTACTTGGAGATGAGAACACGATATTATGCAAGTTCCTAATGTTAATACCAGTAGAAAATGTACCATACGACGCGACAATAATTGCATTTGTTTCTTTCTCCGTAATTGCTCTTATATTTTCTCTTGTTTCTGTATCTGTTCCACCATGTATAAAGAATACTTTTCTATCAAAGTCTTTCATCAAGTCATACAGTATTACACCGTGTTTTTCCACTAATTGATACAAACATAGTGTATTACCACTTAACTTCTCACAAAGTCTTGAAATGAAGTCATTCCGTGTCTCATGTGAAACAATATACTGCAGTTCTTCACTATATTTTAAGTCTTTAACTATTTTACAATCTTCTTCTTTATGTTTCAGTAAAATACACTTAATCTTTAAATTAGCAAGTGTATCTTTATCAATTAATTCTTTGGTAGTTGTTACCTTCTTAACTTTTCCAAATAATCCCTCTAAAACTAATCTATGAGTCTGTGTACCATCTAAAGTACCTGTCATTCCAAAACGATATTTACAACTTATCAATTTGGTCATAATAGTAGTCAATGACTTAGACTTAAATAGATGAGCTTCATCACCAATTACACATCCAAATTCTTCGAAGTATTTTTTGTCTAGTTTATATATAGATTGCCATGTAGAGATTACCACAGGTTTATCTGTATTTTTATCATGACCTTGATATATTCTATGTAAGTATTTATCATCCCAACCATAGTCAATAAAATCTGAATACATTTGTTCTACTAATGATGTTGTTGGTACTAAAATTAATATCTTCTTATCTTTAAGTAATAGATTATAATATCGAATTAATGAATAAATGATTAATGATTTCCCACTAGCGGTTGGTGATACTAACATACCACGATTTTTAGATAACGCGTAGTGTATTGCTTCGGTCTGATAATCTCTAAGTGTTAAATCCTTACCTTGTGATTTTGGTTTAAGTGATTTAATAAATTCTTCTACAATATGTATGTCTATATCTTTAGTATCATTTACATTATCATCTATCTCATAATCTATTTCATTTCTATCGCAAAATTCTTTAACATAATCTAATAGACCTACATATAATTTTCCCGTTTTATCTGAAAATAATCTTATCTTACCATCCCATAGGCGATTTCGAAACATTGGCATAAACCTATGACCAGGTACTTCAAATGTAAAATACTGTACTAGTTCGTAACAGATACCAGAGTTATCACATTCTATATGTAAATAAACTTCATTGAGTTTAGATATGTGAATTTTGTAATGTGCCTGGTTGTCCATAGTCACCTCTCAATAAAATATTCCATGATATACTAATTCTATAATCTTTATTTTCAGGTACCCAATGTTGTAACCAAGCTGGAAACATTAGTCCAAAACCTTCATCTGAATCAAACTGTAACATACCTGAATTTTCATATGTAGTATGTTTTATATTTGGATGTAATACATTAGCTTGTGGTCTTGGGTCAAAAAATTGTATTGGTGCTGAATTTCTTGAATGTACATAATATACACCAGACAATATATTATTTGAATGAGTATGTGGTGGATGTGTTTCTCCCGTTGTTAATTGATTCGCCCACATACCTGTAATGTCTATTTTATTATATTCATAGTTGTATGTTTCTCTTAATATCTTATTTGATAACTTGTATATTTCCATAGAAAATTTTGGTAT